CGACACCGCAAGAACGTCAGCAAATGATGCAACAAGCCGCACAAATGATGCAGGCACAAGCGCAGGCAGAGGGTGGTGCGCCAATTGAAGGCGAGGCACCACCAGAAGGGATGGTCTAATGAACCCGGACGGTTGGGAGGGGTTGCAAACCGTAGACCCCGAAATAGCAGAAAAACAGCAAGTAGATAAGGATGACATTGATCGTCTTTATCTGCGCGTGTTCGCCAGCGATGATGGGGCAAAGCTGCTCACCCATCTAAGGTCGCTGACGATTGAGCAGCCTAGCTGGTATCCCGGTGAGGACGCCAGTCACGGTTATGCTCGCGAGGGCCAGAATAGTCTGGTCAGGGAAATTGAGCGGCGCATGAAAAGAGCGAGAAAACTATGAACGACACAGATGGACTGTTGGCCGAAGCCCAAGTCGAGGGCGACGACAACCAGCAGCAAGCTGAAGAAACGTCAATCCCTCATCAACTGCCAGACAACGAGCCATCGCTTGATAGCGTGACCGTTGCTAAAGAAGATGAAGAAATCGAGCTTGCAAAGCCGGACTGGTATCCAGAAAAATTTTGGAATGATGATGATGGGCCAGATCTAGAGAACCTTGTTAAGTCGTATAATGAACTGCAAAAAAAGTTTAGTCAGGGTAAGCATAAAGCGCCTGAGAAGTACGACACGGCAATTTTTGAAGAGGCTGGCATTGGTGACGATGACCCCCTCTATAATGTTTACAAAGACTGGGCAAAAGAAAATGGTGTTAGTCAAGCAGCGTTTGAACAGCTAGCTGGCACATTTATCGAAATGGCTCAGGGCGAAAGTCAGCAAGCCGAGATCTCATACAAAGAGGAATACGAAAAGCTCGGCCCAAATGCTGACGTTGCAATCAAGTCAATGACTGACTGGGCGTCTAGCCTAGTTCGCAAAGGCGTTTGGTCTGATGCTGACTTTGAAGAGTTTAAAATTATGGGCGGCACCGCGCAGGGCTTACGCGCTTTGCAAAAGATCCGCTCATATTACGGCGACAAACCAGTACCGATTGATGTGTCGCCAATGACCGACGCACCATCCAAAGAAGAGTTGATGGCAATGGTTGGCAAACCCGAATATCAAAGCGACCCAGCCTATCGGGCGAAGGTCGAGAAGATGTTTGAAAACGTCTATGGCAAGCAAGAATATAGCGCCATTTAATGCAAGCGCGGCAGTTGTTTACAATTGCCGCGTTTTTCTATAAAATCACCCTTGACAGATAATCATCCTTTGACCTGTCGCAACCGCTTGGGGGCGTAGCGTATATGCCCAAGCCGCAGCCCGAAAGGATACCTGCTAGGCGTCAAATCGTGTTTTAACTTTTACAAAGGAATAGGAAAATGGCAGTTGGCATTTCCAATGCTTTTGTACAGTTGTTCGATGCCGAGGTTAAGCAGGCATACCAGTCGTCACGCGCACTGGCAGGCTTAACTCGCGAGCGGGCAAATGTCGAAGGCAATCAGGTGAAGTTTCCGAAGATCGGAAAAGGCACCGCAACAGTTCGCGTTCCGCAAACTGACGTGACCCCTCTTAACGTAACCTATTCGCAGGTTACAGCAACAATGTCCGACTACATCGCTGCCGAGTACAGCGACATCTTCTCACAGCAGAAAGTCAATTTTGACGAGCGCCGTGAGTTGGTGCAGGTAGTTGGTAACGCCATTGGCCGTCGTATGGATCAGCTTGTTCTTGATGCCCTAAACGCATCAGCAACATCACTGACAGTTGCGACCACTATTGGTGGTGCCGGTACAAACATGAACATCGAAAAGCTGATCGAAGCAAAGAAGCTGCTCGATGCGAACAACGTACCATCTGAAGGCCGTTGCATGATCATCCACGCTAATAACTTGGCTGGTATGCTGGGCGAAACCGAAATCACAAGCGCAGACTTTGCGACAGTAAAGGCTCTGGTTTCTGGTGAGGTTGATACCTTTATGGGCTTCAAGTTCGTAACTCTTGGTGACCGCGATGAAGGTGGCTTGCCACTGCCATCAACTCGCACCTGCTTTGCATTCCACAAGGACGCAGTGGGTATGGGTATCGGCATGAACCAAAAGTCTGAGATCAACTACGTTCCTGAGAAAACGTCGTTCCTTGTATCTTCAATGTTCTCCGCTGGCGCGGTTGCCATTGACGACGAAGGCATCGTCAAAATCTCTTGCACCGAATAGAGAGGAGCTAACTGATGGCATACGCACAAGCTGGCTTCGGCCCATTAGGTGGACAATCTTTAGCTGGTAACGCCCCGGCGTTGTATGTGTACACGACTGCTGATGCACATACAGACGTTGACGGTTCTGGCTACTTTAATGATCTTGCCGACACACTGAAAGTCGGTGACATGATTATTGTTCACGGTTCAACTGGCGGTACTCGCACAGTAACTATGCACATTGTAGTATCAAACGCCTCTGGCGTTGTTGATTGCTCAAATGGCACAGTTATCGGTGTAGTAACCGACAGCGATTAATAATAGTGGGGCGGCTTGCGCCGCCCCATTTCCCCATTTTGGAGTAGCTAATGGCGCAGGGCGATACAAAACTGTCTATATGTTCTGAGGCTCTGATTATGCTGGGCGCTGCCCCGCTTTCATCGTTTGCCACTGGCACCGATGAGGCGCAAGTAGCTGATCGTCTTTATGATGATGTGCGCGATACTATTTTGATGCAGTACCCCTTCAGTTGGTCTATCAAAAAGGTAAAGCTAGCGCGTTTAGCTAGCACACCAATCAATGAATGGAAATACACTTATGCGCTGCCGGGCGATATCCTCGGCAACCCAAAAGCTGTGTTCAATATTAGCGCGGTTGGGGCGCAGCCGGTTCGCGATTTTGAGATTTACAATCTAGGTCTTTATACAAATTATGAGGATGTTTGGATTGATTACCAGTTCAGGCCAGAGCCAGCAGTTTTTCCACCTTACTTTGTGCGCTTGTTAAAAACAGCTTTAGCCGCTGAGTTTGCCGAGCCGGTAACCGACCAGCTTACAAAGGGCGATTATTATCATCAAAGAGCATACGGCGCGCCGTCCGAGAATATGCGAGGCGGCTTAATGCGCGTTTCTATTAATATTGACGGCGCTGACCGCCCAGCCCAAACAATACAAGAGTTTCCGATTTCAGACATAAGGTTCTAGAATGAGCCGAATTATTCAGATCCAGAATGATTTTACCAGCGGTGAGCTAGACCCAAAGCTACGCGCTCGGACTGATATTGACCAATATAGTTCTGGTCTGACGACAGCGCGTAACGTCAGCATCCAGCCTCAAGGCGGCGCTAAACGTCGCGACGGCACCAAGTTTATTGCTGAACTAGATGGCGGGGCAGGCACGGCTGTGCGGATGGTGCCTTTTGAGTTTAGTGTGGCAGACAGCTATATGTTGGTGTTTACGCCGGGCAAGATGTATGTCTTTAAAAACGGCGCACAAATCACAGCTATTAATGCTGGCGCGGATGATTTTTTAACTGTGTCTGATGTCACCGCAGATATATTGCCGGAAATGAACTGGGTGCAATCTGCTGACACGGTTATTGTTGTTCATGAAGATCTCGCACCGCTAAAGATTGTGCGCGGGGCTACTGACGCAGATTGGACAGCCACTGCAATTGATTTTGATCACATCCCAAAATACGCATATGAGTTTGATGTTCATAGCCCACAGTTTACAATTACGCCGTCATCGACGGTTGGTAACATCACTATCACAGCTAGCGCGGTAACCACTGACACTGGCACGGCTCAGGGCGGCGCAGCTAATACCATAACGCTAAAAGCTGCGTCCAACTACACGCTAGACGATGAGCCAAACGGTATGTTTATTGAGATTACCGCTGGCACCGGCTCAGGCCAAAAGCGCCACGTTGAGGATTATGAGGCGGCTACTAAACTGCTTACTGTTTACCCAGCGTGGGATACAGCGCCGGACGCAACATCTCAGTATAAGGTCGCCGCATTCAGCACCGCAGCAGTTGATGAATATGCCGCTGTGGATACCGGGTTTGGCCGAGTGCGTTACGTCGAGTATGTTAGCGACACTCAGATGAAGGCTTATGTTGAGATACCATTTTTTGACACCAGCGCAATAACCAAAGGTAACTGGAATAGCGAACACGGTTACGAAGATGTTTGGTCTACAGCGCGTGGCTGGCCGCGCAGCGTGACTTTCCACGAAGGCCGCTTGTATTTCGGCGGCAGCAAAGGACGCCCATCAACAATATGGGGCAGCCGCGTTTCTGACTTTTTTAACTTTGACCCCGGCGAAGCGCTGGATGACGCGGGCGTTGAGGCGACGCTAGACACCGGCACATTTAACGCGGTTGTTGATATTTACTCTGGCCGTCACCTGCAAGTGTTTACGACCGGCGCTGAGTTCTATGTGCCACAAGCGCTAGATGAGCCGATCACGCCAACAAACATGATTGTAAAGCAGCAGACAGGGTTTGGTATGAAGCCCGGCATCAGGCTGCAAAACGTAGACGGTTCGACGCTGTTTATCCAGCGTCAGGGAAAAGCGCTACAAGAGTTTATTTATAGTGACACTGTGCAGGCTTATACGTCAGCCAAGATATCTTTGTTGTCGTCGCATCTATTAAAGACGCCGGGCGAGATGGCTGTGCGTAAGGCAACCGGCACTGATGAGGGCGACCGCCTGCTAATCGTAAATGACGATGACGGCAGCATCGCTTGTTACACGTTGCTGCGGAGCCAGAACGTAATTGCGCCATCTGAGTGGACAACCGACGGCAGTTTTTTAAATATAGGCGTTGACGTTGATGACATTTATACTGTGGTAAAGCGCACAATCAACGGCAGCGATGTTTACTATGTTGAACTATTTGACGCTGATACATTGCTTGACAGCGCCAAGACAGGCGGCGCGGCGGCTAGTGTTACTATGGATCACCTTGAAGGCGAAACAGTTAAGATCATCCGCGATGGCGTGATTGAGCCTGATCAAGTGGTGCCAGCAACGCCGTTCACAATTACTTTTGATACAGCGGCTACAGCAAGTTATCAGGTTGGGATAAATTTTACGCCAGAGATCAAAACGCTACCAGTTGAGCCAAGGCTGTCGAGCGGGTCGCTTAAAGGGTTTAAGAAGCGCATTTTTGAGGTAAATGCTGAATTGTTTGAAACGCAATCTCTGACTATTGACGGCAAGCTAGTTCCCTTTAGACGTTTTGGCGCAGGGGTTCTTGGTGGGTCTGTTCCTGCGTACACTGGTATCAAAACGCTACATTCTATGTTAGGTTATACCTATGATGGTCAAATCACAATTGGTCAGGACGTGCCGTTGAAAATGACACTGCTTGGCATTGATTATAAGGTGAGTGCAGGGCAATGAGTGGTGGTGGTTTAGGATTAGCGCTCGCTGGTGCTAGCGCTTATACGCAGTA